TAATTTTTACATTTTATCAGAACGCACAGAAAAAATAGCCGAACTTATTAACCGAGCCTTTTTCTACGCTTTTGATGGAGTAGATGGATGCCACGGAATTGTTGCCAGTGCAAAAGCTACACTGAAAGCAATTTACAAAGCCAACATATTTACTGAAAACGAAAACAAACGTTACTTAGATAAGGTACAAGGGTAATGAAAATTACAAAGGAACATCAATTACTGCTTTGTAAAATAGTTGGTAGTGAAGCAAAGACAAAGTTTCTTGTAAAAGAAATTAAAGAGCAACGTGACCGAGAACTTAGCCAAAAATCTATTCAGGCGGTTAAAGAAATGATGCTAGTCATAGACAAATAATCAAAGCCCGCGGTTCTCGGATCGCGGGCTCTTTTAATAACCAAAGGAAGAATAATGCTGACAACTTTGTGCCTCGCATTGGCAATTTATCACGAAGCAAGAGGCGAAAATCATAACGCACAACTCGCAATTTCGAAGGTAATCTACAACAGAATGGAGTCAAAACGATGGCCGGAGACCGTTTGTGAGGTGATTTTAGAGCCAAAACAGTTCTCTTTTGTTAAAAATGGACGCGTTTCTGTGCCAAAAAATGCAAAAAGTTGGCAAAAATCATACGTTTTGGCTGAAAAAATCACGAAAAATCCGGAAATTTTGCCAATAATGGACGCAGATCACTACCATTCTGTCAAAGTTAAGCCCGTTTGGAGGAAAAAATTGTACAGAATTGTACGAATTGGTAACCATGTGTTTTACTCATATAAAAAGCCAAACGCCTTAAAAACAAGCCTTATACCGCAAATTAGACGCTGAAAATCGCGGATCGCGGAGCTTGTTTAACGCGGTTACTGTATATAGGGCTGAAAAATAAAAAAAAATAAAAAAGTATTTTCAAGCCGTAACCGGTGTAACTTATGTAACTTGGGGTTTAAGTGTATATAAACAAAGAATAAAAAAGGTTACATAAGTGGTTACACCGAGAAATCCAAAAATGTAACCAAAACAAGAGTTGTTAAAGTCCAAAAGTACCTAAAGGGGGGCGGGGGAGATTTTTTGTAAAAAGATTTTTCTGGCATATATAATACTATCGGTTGTATAAGAGTTTTATCTGATAGTTAAAATATAAGAGGCAAGCATGACCAAACAAAAACGAGGTCGTCCTGTGAAGCAAACAAAGTTCGGAGCGATCCCTTCTCCCCTTTTGATAAAAGAGCGGCCCGTCCCGAAACATAACAAGCTTGTTGACCCAGATAGTCCTCGGTCTGATCCCCGTGGTCGTAAGCGTATTTCTATTGATACCAAGCTAACGCGCAAACAGGAGCTTTTTGTAAAAGAGCTTGTCAGTAACGACGGCCTTATAACTTTTAAGGAAGCGGCTATAAAAGCGGGCTACCCAGAAAGTTCTGCCCATACCCGCGCTTATGAATTAACCAACCCACATAAATGTCCGCACGTTGTTGCCGCTATAAAAGCTTACCGTGCTGAATTGGATGCCAAGTTCGATGTAAACTACGGTAGACACATCCGAGCCCTGCAACAGATTAGAGGTATTGCTTTGGAGAACGGGGCTTACTCTGCCGCTGTTCAAGCCGAGTATCGAAGAGGCCAAGCGCAGGGAGATATTTACGTTAGTAAATCAGAGATCCGTCACGGTAGTATCGATAGCATGAGCAAGGAAGAAGTTTTGAAAGCTTTAAGCGATTTGAAAGATGGTTATGGCGAAAACGTTATTGACATTACCCCAACCGAAGATGCCGACGGAAGCGGGACTGTACCGCCAACTAAAAACCGCGCTAAAAAGCCGAAGAAAGTGGCATCTAACAAGAATTGAAAATTGGGTAGGCCAAGGCATCCCTGATTTACTGGTTTGTGACGAACGCGGAAAGTTTCACTTTATTGAATTAAAGTTTTGTAAAGCCAACGCGGTTAATCTGAGTCCACATCAGGTTGCGTGGCTCACACGGCACCGTACAAGCAGTAGTTTCGTTTTAGTTAAGCAACAGGCCAAGCCGGACGTTAGGGCCTCCCTGCACCTTTACAGCGCCTCTCAGGCTATATTACTAGCCGAGAATGGTTTAAAAACTCCGTCGATTGGATCGTTTGACCACCCGTTTGATTGGCATAAAGTTTTTGACTTGATTTCTCCCATATAATCGCTTACGTTAGTTTCTGTTAAACTTTAACAAATTGGAGATTGGAATGGATATTACTGTCGTTTTTACTGTCGATGAAAAAGACTTAGCGGAAGCTAACAATTACTCTAGCCCTAATGGTCAACCCGCTTTTAACCTTAGAGACTTAATTCAACAGTCTTTATACGATACTGGCCCGTCGTTATCTGGTGAATTTAAATTGGAGACTGCATAAATGTTTCTATTCACTTTATTAGGCCGATTATTATACGGTAAAGATTATGACAAACTAAGCCGCCAAGCGAGCAAACCCAAACGACGAAAAACCACCCGTTGAAAACGTTAGAAAATTAAACCCGCTTGACCAGCGGGTTTTTTTATGCCTATAATATGGGACAAATCGCATATTGGAGGATGCAAAATGTCAAAAATGAGTTACATGCAAGAGGTTCGTGCATTTGAAAAGATCATAGAACGAGGTTATCCTTACCCGTGGTACTTTCATACAAGTTCGGAATCAGAGTTTGCGGGTAAAGATTATCATAAATATTGGGAGTATATTGAAAGCGAAAAGCAATGTTAAAAACCGTAGAACTTAGCCGCGCCCAAAAAACAAAAGGGATCGCGGTAACGTATCGCGCCGGAACCAAAAACAATTTTGGAACTTGCCCAGCAACTTGTGAACTGAACCCGTCCGGTTGTGGCGCGTCAAAGATCGATCTAGATTATCTTGACGCTATTAGCGATGCCGTCCCAGTAAAGGGACAATCTTTTACTTACTCGCATTTTTCCCCGATATATTGGGCGAAAAAATTAAAGCTTGGAAAAACTGTTATAAACTATTCCGCCAAAACCGCAGAACTTGCGGCGCGATATGTTAAACAGAATATTCCCAGCGTTGCCACTGTTTCCGAAAGTTTCTGGAATAGTAAAAAATCTGTTACAATTAACGACGTTAAAATTGTCAGATGCCCAGCCGAGTATTTAAAGAATTTCGGTTGCGCTCAATGTGGCAACGGGGATCCATTATGCGCTCGTTTAAATCGTGATTTTGCCGTCGGGTTTACAGCGCACGGTATATATAAAAAGAAAGCCGCTAATCCAGACGATGCTGGCGGTTGCTATGCTACGGGCGGCAATGTCCAATTACACTGGACTAGCACGGCAAACCAAAAACAAGAGGAAACCGACGGGGAAAAAATCAAGCGCTTTGCAAAAAGCTTGGCCCCGCGTACAATATTGCGCCATCATATCGCTGGGGATATTGGGGCAAATTAGAACTTTCTAAAAATTCACTTGCGCTATATGCGATTATATGAGAGAATAAGGGCGGGGCAATCCTGCCCTTTTTTATTTGGAGAATGAAAATTGACACACCGTATCGAAAACGAAAACAACGCGCTTTCCGATTTACTTGCACAAGTACAAGATCAAGCCGCAAGATCAGCTGATTTTTTAGCACCAACTAACAACTTGCAAAAAACAACTTTAGAAAACGGGACGCCGCAACTTATTATAGAAGCAAACCGCGGCGAGCCAACAAAGCATTTTAATATTAACGACACTGCGTTTGGACAAATTGCAACGCATGCGGGAATTGACGCAAGAACCGCCCGACGGTTGCAAGAACATTTTCCAGTTGAGTTCGATGCTTTGTTAAATAAAAGTTGGCAAAAATTTCCCGCGCGTCGTTTAATCCGCACTCACTTAAACACTACCGCCTTGAATACAGTTGGCGAAGATGGAGACGTTCGGGCGTGGGTTTCTGATAAATTTAAAACGTTCGACAACGTCAATTTATTGCAAACCACCCTTCCCCAGTTAATGGAAAGCGACGCGCAATTTCAGGTCGTACAAGCGAACTTGTCCGAAAAGCGCATGTATTTACGTTTGAAAAGCTTGCTTCAAACTGGAACTGGGGCCAACGTCGGGGATCATATGGCAAACGGGATTGGCTTTGGAAATAGCGAAGTTGGCGCGGGATCTGTTACGGTTTATCAAATGTTTTGGACCTTGGCCTGCCTGAACGGCATGCAAACCGAAAACAAAACCCGTTCAAGCCACATAACCAGCGCCCGTGACGGTGACGATTGGGGATTGCTTTCCGACGATGCCAAGAACGCTGATAATCATGCGCTTGAATTAAAGTTGCGGGATCTAGTCGGGGTTTATTCAAGCCGTGAAGCTTTCGATGATGTACTGGACAAAATGAAAGCGGCAGCTGCCGACGTTATCGACGGGGAATTTTCCGACGTAACCGACGTTGTTAATAACTTAGGGAAAGTTATGCAGTTGACTAAAAAAGAAAACAGCGACGTTCTTAATGGTTTGATGGCAACGATTGGACAAAGCGGTTTTGAGCAATCCAGCCCGCTTTCCCGTGCTACCCTTATCAACGCGGTAACAGCTGTTTCTCATCGCGCCGACGTTGACGATGTGGACACATGGCAGCGCCGCGGTGGAAAGTTGCTGGACATGAGCCGCAACGATTGGAACCGCATTGCGGCTTAAACTTTCCTAAAACTTAAACTAACGGGCTCGCCAAATGGCGGGCCTTTTTTTATTCATTTGACTAAAACTCCCATATCAGGTTAAAACTCCCATACGGGCCGCTACTGGCTCGCAATATTCATTTGGAGAATGAAACAATGCACGACCTAAACAAAAACCTACTCGCCACAGTCGCAACTCAAAACGGGGATTATTCCGACGTTATACAAGAGTTGAAAACAGCCAAGGCAAACCTTGCCGAGGCGCAAGATCTTATCGCTCGCGCCAACCGCTTTCAAAACGTGATGGTGGAAATGTTTTTCGATCCAATCAAATCGATGGTTAAATCTGAGATGCTTAGTTATGCGGACGATTTTGATATTAGCGCTTACGAGGATGAGATCAGAAATTTAGCGTCTGATCAGATTGCCGACGAGCGCTCAGATTTTGATATTGACGAGTATTCCGATGACATTTCAGACGTTGTCCGCCAAGTTCTTTCCGGCGCAACCGTTACGATCGACGTTTGATATGGCGGATAAAACCTTAGCCTTAGCGCTTGAACTCATCGAACTGGAAAAGCTTAACGCGGCTTTAGATTGGAACGATTGGCACGATAAACTTTCCGAGGATATTGAAGCCGAAAACAGCGAGCCAGTAGAAACCAAAACCGATTACTGTAATCGCATGGGTTTTGATATGTAGCCCCAGCCCCAACCAATAAGATCAGGCCCGCCATCACAAGCGGGCCTTTTTTATGTCCAGCGTTAAATTAGTTAAACTGGGCGAGCCGCGCCCCTCGCTCTTTGCTCAAACCTACGGGATCCGAAACCCACCAGCTGGGGTTCGATGTCCGATGTCCGACATCAATTGAGCCGAGATCCGCGAACCGCGCCCAGCGAGCCGCAAATCACCCAGCCCAGCGCAACGATGGCCGACCCGACCCAGCCCAGCGCAACGAGAACCGCCATCGATGAACCGCGAACCGCGCCCAGCTGTCCTAAAAATAGGCTAGGGTCCCTCGGATATCGGGTCAAAAAACGTGGATTGACTATCAAAAAACGCGATCCGCGGCGCGATGCCCCCACGTTTGCCAGACGGGGGCTAGGGCCATGTTTCTCGCAAATATTTACATAAAATTTGATTTGGGATATAACTATCTTATAAAGCAGTATATAATCCCATAAATAGATAGGGTCCCCCGGATGAATGATAACCTAAATCCTGCACAGCAAGAGAAAGCTTTGAAGCTTGAATTGAGGCTCG